AGGCAACACTAAGTTGCCCCTCCCTTCTGACCTTGCACATTGGATCATGCCACCTCGTTCTCGTACCCGTATAACGGAGTTTGGCGGTAGTTCTACCGGTAAACAAACTTGGCGGGCTCTCCCGCCGTACGAAAACTTCGGTTCCGGGGTGGACTGGACTCGTGAATATGTTAGCGGCACCCGTAAGGTTGCTACTATCAATGATGTCACGGGTCCTCGTGGTGCTAATGTCAACCGTCCTGTTACCCATGTCGTTTCCTCCTACACCTGTTCTCCTGTCAGTTTTGACAGGGAAGCAGTTGAGGGTGGAAGCGGTCCGTTCGGTCCAATCTACTTTCAACGTTCTGTTGAAGGCTGGACTTTTCCGAACCCTGGCTATGGAGAGTTCCCAAGTGGTTTATTTAACCGCTTGTCTTCGGTCACTAAGTCAGGATTTTTCAGTAACGCCATCGAAGACGCTACTAAACAAATCCCAACTCAGTTTTCATTACCGAATTTTCTCCTCGAAATTGATGATATCCCTAAGACTTTACAGTCTATCAGGGATCTTGCGGCCTTTGGACCTAAATCGGTCCGGGCACTCAAGTCATCTTTTTCGGATTCAGCCGCCAGACGTCGTATAGCTGGGGACTTTTCTCAAGACCTAGCTAACTTCCACCTCGCTTATCAATTCGGCGTTAAGCCTCTGATAGACGATGTGGCGTCTGCGTTGGGAACAGTTGACGCTGTCCAAAGGCGCATCGCTTACCTGAAGCGACGCAATGGCAAATCAACCCTCTTCCAACGTTCGAAACGTTTCCGTCTCGATCCCAAACCTACGGCCGCTTTCGGCGGCATACATGAGGGAATTGGGCATCGGTGGGTTCCTATTACGGGAACTACCGAGCTCAAAGTTGGAATGACCATTAGGCCAAATTTGGGTGGTTTGTCAGATGCTTCAAGAGAATTGGTTGCTTACTCAGTGGCGACTGGTTTTAATAAACCTTTGTCTATCCTCTGGGAAGCTATCCCGTATTCCTTTTTATTGGATTACGTCTCTAACATTGGTGACATAGTTTCGAAATACGACTCTTACGAGGCGTTTGACGGATCTATTGATGTCATCAATGGCTGGTCTTCAGAGAAGACCCAGCTAGAAGCACTTTTGGAAATCGCGGTCTACCCTTCTTCGGGTGGTACCTACATCTCTACACATCCAGCCGGCAAAATGTCGGTTACGGAATATGTTAGGAATGCAGGAATTCCCACGAATCAAGGTCTCGTCTTTGACATTAACTTGTCAGGACTTCAGGCTCTCAATATTCTTGCCCTAATAAGGCAAGCTCTTTGAGCTTTCCGTTCAGTCTAACAAAGGAATCCACTTATGGCAATCCCTGCTGCACCGTCAATTAATGACGGTCATTCTACCCCAGTTGCCCAAACGTTCGAGACCCTCCGAATCATCCCTAACGGGACTGATCGGATCAAAAACGGAAGTTCCGTTCAGGAACCCGAGGTCCTTGCGATCCGCCACACTCCGTTCCCGGCAAACGCCAAGACCGGTAAAGCAGCGTATGATCGTCGAACTGTTTCTTTTTCCAAAACCGTCGTTGACGATGAGGAAAAGGAACATGTCGTTACCTTTACGGCATCGCTCATCGCGCCTCGTACAGCAGCCTTTGATTCGGCTGATTATGACGACGCGGTAGCCTTTGTGAGCAACTTCTGGGCGTCCTATCAGGACGACCTGTATCTGGGTAAATCCTGATACAGTTAGCAGGGTGTTGCCCTCTAAGTGGGTGGATGTCCACCTACCTTAGGGGTCATGAAAAGCCGAGACGAACATTTTGCGTTGTCTCTCCTTCAAAATGTGATGGAAGATTGTTCACATCACATCAGTGCAAGATCACTCTCTCGCGACTTTGACTATGTCAAGCGTCGCTTTAGCAGTGAGGGTCTCTCATTTCTCACAAAGACACTACCTCGATTTTTCAAGGCAGTTCTTTGCGGAGTGGAAACCGGCGTCTACACACCTCCTTTGGGCTTTAAAACCCTTAGTGGTGGTCTTCTCCCGACTTTTTTGTCAGGTTGGACTAAACGCATTTTCACTGACTCTGGTGTGCTTCTGCCCGATGCTGATCCATACTCTTTTCAAGAGTTGTATCAGATTTGCGCACTCTGCTACAAGTTGGACATTCCCTACTCGAAAGAGCAGGAGGCCACTGTAGTCTCACGTTTCATACAAAATGAACATGAGGTCAAAGGTCACGTCCTTCCGGACGATGGCCCTCATTCTAGTGTGCGCACTTTGGCTCGGAGACTCGTTAATCGAGTTCTTGGATCCCTGGATCCCAGGAATATCCGTCCAAAACACGGGCCCGGTGCTGTCGCTTCCGGCGAAAGAGGGAATTCGAAGTACGAATGGTCACGAAAGTACCAACGACTTCATAATAAATACCCGTATTACGAGTATTTTTCTCCTTCGCTTACGCGATTGTCTCATGAATCCAATTGGTACAGACTGCTTAAGCCCGAGTTAAACCCGATCGCTAAAGTTGTCCTTGTACCTAAGGATTCAAGGGGTCCTAGATTGATCTCCATGGAACCACTCGAAATACAGTGGATCCAACAGGGACTCCATCGACTCATCGTCGATAGAGTCGAATCTCATCCCCTCACTCGTGAGGAAGTGAGATTCACAGATCAGGCTCCAAATGGTCAAGAAGCCCTAAAGAGCTCCTTAAGTGGCGATTTCGCCACTATTGACCTAAAGGATGCCTCGGACCGCATCTCTCTTTCACTAGCTCGTGAGATCTTTCCAAAGGATCTTTTCGAGCATATGGAGAGTTGCCGCTCAGTAGCTACTGAGCTTCCAGACGGGACCTTACAGTCCTTATCTAAGTTCGCACCCATGGGATCAGCTTTATGCTTCCCAGTGCTTGCCCTAGTCGTCTGGTCGCTTACAAGTGCTACTTTGCGCCTTAAGCACCGTTCACGTCGTCGTGTTCTCGTTTATGGAGACGATTTAATCGTCCCTTCCGAGGATTACGACGACGTTGTCGAAGTTCTTCGTTCACACGGACTCGAGGTAAATCTCGATAAGTCGTTCCGACATGGTCCCTTTAGGGAATCATGCGGTGTTGACGCTTTCAAAGGCGTCAACGTGACTCCAGTCCGGTGGCGAAGGTCTTTCGACTCGTCACTTCCTTCTTCCTCAGTCTACTGTCATTTGATTGACATGTCCGAACACCTCTTTAACAGAGGTTTCTGGAAGAGTTGTCGATTTGTTCGACAATTCGTATCGAAAGTCTTTGGAAAAGTTCCATGGACCCACGATTCCAGTTTTCCGGGATTTTTGTGCCCGGATATTTCGGTCTGTAACCAGCGGAATAGCTGGTTGCGGTGGAGGTTTAACGCTCCTCTGCAAAGACATGAGGCTCTGGTTCTACGCCCTGTGGCTTCGAAGACGGATTCACCGTTCTCGAGCTATAGCCAGCGTATGCTTAAAGGTTTGACTGGCCTTTATGCATTCTCACCAGAAGATGAGAAGGTAACATTGCGCAACAGATGTTCCCTACATAGAAGATGGACCTCTATGTAGTACTCTCTTGGATTCTTCAAGCTCCCACACTTTGTGTGGTTCCAACTTCCTTATGGAAGAATTGCTTGAGTCTCCCCAAACAGAGTAGTTGCTAGGAGTACTGGCGCTTGCGCCAGAAAGGGAGTTTGGGGGAAG